TATTTTATAGCAGCTACTTCAAAGAAAGGTGCTGCAACTCTATTAACTTTAGTGCGTAATTTTGGTGGAATCTTCATTCTAAATACATCAAAAAAACTTTGCGCTCCAACAGAGTTAATCATTCTTTCTACAACATCAGGAGTTCCTAACATCCTGTTACCTAAAAGTTGTTTACCTAAATCAACAGTCTTTTTATCGCCTGTAATAGGATCAGCTCTTGATGGCAGTTCTTCTGTAGGTAGTAAGTTATTTATATATCTAGTAGTAGAACCTAACTCTGCTTGAGTAAAATCAGGATTCATTTCCCTATCCCTCATAAAACCTACAACAGTATTAATAGGATCAAGTGGTCTTGTAAAACCTTGTATACTTCTTTGTAAACCTGCACCTGCCATTTCAAGCATTGGATCAAAGTTACCCTTAGACGCTTCTTCTAAAGAATAAGAAAGACTTTGTGTTATACCATCTACATCTCTGACTGCTTGACCTATTATTTGATCTATAAGTTGAGGTCCTAATAAATCCATAGGTACTTGACTTGGATCAAAATCACGAATACGATTACTTTTACTCATACCATGAGCTATTATTTGTGATATCAATCTCATAGCTGACACGGGCCAGTCATACTTTCTATCTACAACAGATCCGTCAGGTAATAAATCTTGATTAAATTTTAATCCATTTCTGACTCTTTCTAATGCTCCACCACTACCTTGACCTTCTGTAGCAGTTAAAACATCTCCACCATAAACACCAATTCCAATTAATCCCCAACCTGCTACATGTTTACCTACAATTTCTGCACCTTCTCTGGTAGCAAAGTCTAATTCTAAACCTGTAGCCTTTCTATAAGCAAGTCGTAGAGTATTAATACCGGTATAGTCTGCCATAGTAGCAACAGCAGTATTCATAAAACTACCAAAGGGAACAACAAAACCAAGAGGACTTCTGTTTGTTGCAGTTTCTAAACCTTTTGCCCATCTCCTAGCTGATAACATACCTTCTTTTCCGGGAAGTGTAGACCAGTTTACAGATGCCGTTTCTCTTTGTGTTCTAAACAAAGCTTTTTCTAATACCATATCTTTAAATCTATCTGATGCCATTTCAAGACCTGCATCAACTCTCTTTAAAAACTCATTAGCAGTTACACCATACTCACGCATAATAGCTTGATTAACATTAGCACCAAATGCCCAACGCTTAGTAATAGAATCTTGTAGTCTTACTAGTGTTACAGTTTGTGCGCCTTTAGTTACTGCATCTGCACCTCTCCAAACTTTACCTGCTTTGTCCATGTTTAAAGTTTCTAATGCATTTTGAATACCACCATCTCCTGCAACATCTCTAAAAAGTTTAGACATTATTTCAGGACTCGCTTCTAGTATTAAATCTGCATACTCCATAGGTACATCTGGAGAGATTACATCAAACCCTCTTCTAATAGCACCTATTGCTGAACCCCATGCCCTATTATAGTATTTTTCAGCTGCCTCAGCATTTCCAAGAAACTTATAAATACTGCCTTGACCCATATTAATAGCTGCAGTAGCAAAATCAGCAGCAGTATTAATAGATACTAGTTGTGTAAAACCTTTAATATTAGCACCAGTTGTTGATAGGTGCGAGGTTATTAATCTTTTATAAGTAGATAAAGTAAACTGAAAGTATTTAGGATCATCTTTTGGATCTGTTTTTCCTGCAGCAATATCAGTTAATTCCTTTGCATTTAGCTTCTTCTTTTTATTACGAAGACCTTTTTCTAACTTAGCCATATGACCAACTGCCCAAAGTTTTTTACCGGCTGTGCTAGTCTGTTTTACAAACTGATCGGCTAAAGTATCTGGTGTTATATCTTTTATTACTTTAGATTCAATAACTCCATCAGGTCTTTCTACACCCTTAGTATAAAACTTTAATTGACGACCAGTATCTTTTTCAAACTTTTCAACTATTTGTTTTGCTTGATCTGCATCTAAAAAATCTCTAATAGCTTGTGAAAATATTTTAGTAGTAGTTCCATATTTTTCTTGCACACTTTTATGGATAACAAAACCTGAATCTTTTAGCGCTTCATAAAAACCTTGAGTGCCTTTATCAGGATCTCCTAGCCAAAAGTATCTGAAAAATGCTTGCTGTGTTTCATCATTAAATAGATCTTCTCCCCTTATCTTTATATTCTTAGAAGCTTCTTCCTTTACTTCATGCCAAGTAAGAAAATCTCTACTTTCTTTTTTAGATAAACCCCAGTTTCTATCTACATATTCTTTAATAGTTTCTTTTTTAACTCTCTTCTTTAAAAGTTTTTCAGCATCATCAACACTCATCTTTAAAAGATTTTTGTCAAACTCTTCATATGCTAAAATTTGTTGAAGATTTCTAGAAATTAAACCCTTTTTTTCTGGAGAGCTACCTATAGCTCTTCTTATTTCTTTAAATGTAGCACCACCTGCAACGAGAGCAGGAATAACTACCATAGAACCTGCTGCAGTTAAAGCAGTTTGTGCCTTACTAAATTCTTCTTGAACACCTACATCTATTAATTGCATTTGGTAAGCTACATCTGTACCTGCTCCAATAATACTATCTGCTAATGCAAAAGGTACTGCTTTCTTTACTGCTTGACCAATAGTTTTTAAAGCAGTTGCTTTACCAACACCTTTTTTAATTTGATCTTGATAAGATTTAATCATTAAAGTTCTTGCAGCTAACCCTGAAGCTTTAGATGCACCAAAACCAAAAATTTTTCCTAAACCAAAACTTAATATTGTAGATGGATCATACACAGCTGCTTTTGTGTAGTCCCACATTGCATCACCCATCTCTGCAAAAGTACTCTCACCTTTAAAAGCACCAGTAATAGCATTACCCATCATGTCAAACAGTTTATACCCTGATCCTAGTTGCATTTTTATGTCATCACTAGCACCCATACTATAAGCTATTTCATTAGCAGTAGTTACTGTTTGTCCACCTGCAAAAGATCTCTGATAGTTTTGCCAGATCTCAAAAGCTTTTTCTGCTTCCATGTTACGATAGTCTCTACCACTAAGACCACCAAAGTCTCCACCTGCTAAACCTACAGCAGTTCTTTTAGCTTTCGTTAATAAACCACCCGGTGCATACCTACCTTCAAGACTTGTACGAACAATATCCATAAGACGTTCATCATTAATGATATCTTCTTTAGTTAAATCTCTGCCGTACTCTTTGTAAATGTTATCTAAATCAAAGTAAGGTTTTGCATCACCAACAGGCACTTCATTTATATTAATATTATTTATAGTCTTACCATCTGCTTTAGGTAAATAGTCGTCTATAAAAACACTAGAAACTGTACTATCACTTACTTTTTTTGAGGGA